TCGAAAAAATTCTCTCTATAAAACAAAAATACCACGGCATGCCTCTGACCTGGGCTTTTGATGAATGACAATCATGTGATTCTGGATACGCGTGTAAGAAATTTGGTTGTCGACAGAGGTCCGATATACATACCCCCCTCCTTTTCGGTTTGGCTGAACGTATACCCCTCCCTCTCTGCTCATTGTGGGAACCGATTTTGTCCACACCCGATGTTGTACACTGAAGCGTCGCGCGAGTGCTGAGAATAAATCCGGCGACTCTGGTGTGATTGGTATCTTCAGGTAAACCAACTTCACATCGACAAAGACAACGGCGTTGCTGACGGGTGTGTACCAGAGCGCCGGGAGTGCCTAGGGAGAACTAAACACACCTGTTCGGTACCTAGGACTCCACTTCAAACTTCCTGGTCGAGGCGGCATCACCTGCTTCCCGGGAATCGGTCCAGCCAAGGCGGTGCGGCGTGCCCTCGCACGGAGTTACCTGGTGGTTGGCGGGTTGAGCTGCGTCGCTCTGCCTGGCTGGACCTCTTACCTGTCCCCATGAAGTACTCCGCTTGAAGGGGCTGAACAAGAAGGTCCCGCAACGATCATGAAGAAAATACTTACCCTCCTGGGCACCCTCCTTATCGTCACTGTGACGGCTGTAGGCATCGCTTTTGCTGCTGTCAGTGGCGTCATCGGCGTGGCAAGTGCAGACCCGTGTACTGGCGTGTGGTCTATCGGCGTCGGCGGATTTACTACCTCGGGCGCTGGCATTACAGGTCAGAATTCGGCATATCTGAATGTGAATCAGAGGGTCGGCTATAACAGCGCAGATTTGAATTCCGGCGTCAATGAGCTTAACCGACTAGTGACCCTGCACCGATCCGAATGCCCTGCTGATCACCTGCTCTTACTAGGGCATTCCGGCGGCGCGATCGTCGTACACGTCTGGGTCACGCAGCACGGAACCTATCCGAACGCCAACGCTGTTCTACTGGCCGACCCTAAGCGTGCTGCTGGTCCGGGCGGCCCTGGATTCGCTGCTGTGCCTCCGATGAGCTGGCTGCCTTATCCGTATAGCGGCACAGACAACTACTTCGGCTCCGTCCCTGTCCTGTCCATCTGTCACCCTGCCGATCACATCTGCAATAGCAATGCTGACTGGTCCGGCTATGCCAATGGAATTCATGGTGCCTATGATTTCAATGCCTGGGACTACTCGACAACCGGACGAGGCGTGATCTTCCGGTAAACACAAAGGCCCTAGAACAATCCCTACCGGACATTAGTTCAGGCAGATTGCTAGGGTTATCGCGGAATAGCTCGGTTAGGCAGAGCGCTGGCCCCATAAGTCAGATGTCATCGGTTCGAATCCGATTTCCGCTACGATACCCACCCTTTCGCTATGCGTTTGGGTTTATGCCCTTCTGGCCCAACTTGGCAGAGGCGCGACACTCAAAATGTCGATGTTGTAGGTTCGAATCCTACGAAGGGCACGGTCCTGTAGCCCAACGGCAGAGGCAACAGTCTTAGAAACTGTTCAGTGAGAGTTCGAATCCCTCCAGGACCACTATCCCGACTCAAGAGGGTACCGCTGAATGGTCGGCAACCGGCGTCGAATACCGGGGAGCGGTGAAACGTTGGGGTTCGATTCCTCTACCCTCTGCCATGGAAGACTACCCCGAGGATGGCTCGGGACCGCGTTGCTAGCGCGTGTGTGGCCGTAAGGTTCATGGGGATCGTGCCCTCAGTTTTCCGCTTTTCCTTAGGATGGAAACCCTTCGCAGTCGATTCCAAGGCAAGACCGGATACCACAACTATAGCCAGGAAAACAGGGCGAAAAGGCTACCGGCGCTGTGTATTGGGGGTTTTGTGTCTAATCCTGAGTTGAAAACTCCCGAGTGGAAAAAGATGTGTGCCGAGCTTAAGCAGACACTAGCCCCTATTTGCGGGTTCTGTGGCAAAGACATTGATATGACTGTGCCGGGCACACATCCGCAAGGCTGGACTCTGGATCACATTAAACCGCGTTGGTCGCATCCTGAATTGGTGTATGAGCGATCTAACCTTCGTCCTGCACACCACGAATGTAACTCCAGACGCAGCGGGGAATTCCAAAAGGCTAATGCTTCGAGACACTATGGATAGCGAGGTATTCGCATGGCGCTGGTGACCTCGTACGGGCCAGACTACACACAGGCTCCCACCGACAAGCTTGACTATAATTTCGATTGGCTTGGTAACGGCTGGCTCCCTACAGGCGACACTATTGCTTCTTCGTCCTGGACAGCGACGCCTACTTCCGGAACTCCTTCCACTCCAACGCTTTCAGGCCAATCGACTACTGCTAACGACACAACGGTGTGGTTTACCGGCGGTTCAGATATGGCCGATTATGTCCTGTACAACCAAATTACGACTACTGCTGGGCGAATCCGTACCCGGTCAATTCTCATCCGAGTCAGGAGCCAACAGTAATGACAACAGCCCTTAATGATTCCCTGAAGTGGTGGCCGACTATTCGTGTCAAGAAATATGATGCGGGACTACTCGAAGAGATCACCCACGATTTCGGACTGACACGCGAGCCGAATGGTCTTGTCCTTGACTATCTAGAACGCAACCACGGTGTAATGCCTTCTCGAATTCTAGATGCCGAGGGCAACTCCTTGGTCAATACGGGACTTCAGCGTGTCTCTGACCTTATTATCGGTTCTGGCGCGCAGGCTTTCACGACTTCCCGGGGCATGACTGGCGTAGGTGACAGCTCTACTGCTTTTGCAGTTACACAGACCACTTTGGTTGCAGGCACCAACACTTTGTATAAGGCAATCGACAGTGCTCCAGGCAGTGCCACAGGCGTTATTACCGCGCAGACCACCTATCAGACCGGTGATGCTAACTATGCCTGGAATGAGTGGTGTCTTGCGATTGCTACTGCTGCCCCAGTTTCCAGCTCCAGTTTCTCGACTGCGACTACCAGCGGAATCATGCTGAACAGAAAAGTTCAAAGTCTGGGGACCAAAGTCAGTACGGCTGTCTGGGTGCTTCAGGTAACCGTCACTCAGGCATAATTTGAAAGTGAGGTGAGGGCGTGGCTCTGTCGAGTTTATCTGACCTCGATAGCTTCAAGGCATCCCCGTTTGCGCCTGGCTATTCGACAGAGCAACGCACCTTTTACTCACCAGTAGATCAGGTACACGACGCCCTAAAGAAACTTATCAACTCCGCGTCTCATTCGTTGATTATCGCTATGTATGGATTTGATGACGATGAGTTTGCCGCAGACATCCGGAAGCTGTTGAGCAGCAATGTATTTGTTCAGTTGACATTGGATTCGACTCAGGCAGCGGGCAAGCACGAATCGATGCTGCTGTCCCAGAACGCGTTTCCTACCAACTCTATTGCCATCGGCCGATCTGAGAAACACGCCATCATGCATCTGAAAATGATCATCATTGATGGGTTGGATGTGATCACAGGATCTACTAATTGGTCTGTTGGTGGGGAAACCAAGCAGGACAATCAACTTACCGTGACACGTAATCCGCTGGTAGCCTCCGAGGCCCGTTCACGCCTGGATGTGATCCACCAAACCATGCTGGAGAAGTAATGCCATACTCGACTCCTCCTCAATCCACCGTTACTCCTCCGCTGACCTCACACACCGGATTCACACTAGGTAATGGTTCAACAGACCCAACTATGAGCAGTGGCTCTGCGACCGAAACGAGTAGCACGGATGGATGGTATCCGGCTGTTTGGGCTACTCCAGTGGACACGGATTCTCAATACTCTCAAGTCAAACTGACTTCAGCACCGATCACACATCTTCAGACACCTTCCAACAACTCTTCCGGTCCCGTGGTGCGCTGCAATTCAGGTTTCACGCAATGGGTGATGGCTGGATCGGATGCGTCGGGCATCTACATCATGACTGCCACAAGCGGATCAGGCGGAACAGTCACCGTGCGCGCAACATACGGCACGGGACCGGCTTCTGGAGATGTGATCAAACTACAGGCGGTCGGAAATCTGTACACGCTGTTTCGTAACGGAGCTTCCGTGGCTACCTGGACGGATTCCGGCGGAGTTATATCTATAGGCCCATCCAATAGACTGTGCGGCCTGTTCGTGAGCCACGGCAACTTCAATGGCTCTTGCAGCATGAGCACTGCGTTATTCGGTGACTTATATCCGGGAGCCACACCTATTAACCAATTTGCGCCGATGTTGCGCTCATCCACCAGATAAAGGGAGCCCAACATGTCACGTAGGCGATATATTGCGTGGAACTTCGCCATGCCGACCACGGGAGAGCCGAGCTTCGTTACCACACCCACGACGCTTACCACAGGTGCGACACTACTTCAGATCAAACCTACTACTAACTGTGCCATAATCGCATGGGGATTTCAGACCAATGTCGTTCCTACTGCCTTGGTGAACATTGATCTTCTCACTACCGGCACAGTAGGGGCCACTGTGACCAACTACGCAGCTGCCGACATCATGAAATATGACGATTCCGGGTCTTCTGCCTCTCTCATCGCAACTGGAGGCGGTAACACATCAGGTTTTACCTCTACCGCCGAAGGAACCATCACAGCGACCAGATATCTGGATCAAGGCCCTGGTTGGTCTCAGTTCTATAAAACGCAAGAGCCGTTGGACCGTGAAGCCAGTGTACAGGCGGGAGATTTCCTTCGTATTCGGGCATGGTCGGCTACTGCAATCGGAATCAAGTGTTTCGTGGTCTGGGAGGAATAACCCTGGCCTAGGTTGCGAGGTGTGTAAATGCCAGCACGTATAGGTAGAGCCTACCCATTCACAGCACAGCAACCGAGGACCGGAGCATTTCAGTCCATAGTTCCGACAAATACTCCGGTATCGGATGCTGTAGCAGCGACAGACACCGCGCAAATCAAGATATCCGATACAGATTCGATCGCGGCTACAGATTCAGCTACGGTAAACGCAACCGCTCAGGCTACAGATTCAGTACTAGCGACAGACAGTGCCCAGGTTATCATCATATCGGCAGACTCGCTGTCAGCAACGGATACGGCGAAACTGACCCTCGCTGCATCTGATTCGATAACTGCAACAGACTCTCAACAGGTTGTTCTCAGTTCATCGGACAGTGTCACAGCCACAGAATCAACCCAGCTGGAAAACATTTTAAGCCTGCTCGACTCGATTACAGCCGTAGATCTGGCCCAGCTGATACTTGGCAGTACTGATTCTATCCTTGCGACGGATTCGGCAACGGTCAATATTGGTGTCAACACTCCTGCTTCAGACTCTATAGCAGCTACCGATAACGCCATCGTCGCAGTTCAAGTTTCCGGTACCGATGCAATTACAGCCACAGACAGCGCTCAGGTACTCATCTATGCCGCTGATACTGTAAACGCCATTGATTCTTCCGGTCTGACGTACACCCAGTGGTTCCAGGCTCTAGATGCGATCACAGCAGTCGATCTCGCGGGAATAGCTGCCAAGGCTACGGACTCGATACTAGCTACTGATTCAGCTCTAGTAGCAGTTCAGGTACCGGCCAGTGACACGATTCAAGCGACAGACAGCGCACGAGTACTGGTTTACGCGGCCGACACGATGACTGCCTATGACAACGCTAACCTCCGGGCAAACGGTGTGCTGATTGGACCGCGAGTCTTTCGTGTACCAGCCGAGAAACGTTATTACGCAGTGCCTTTCGAGCAGCGACTGTTTACAGTTCCTGGCGAGAACCGACAATACACCGTACCCGGCGAGACGCGAACCTACATCGTTCCTGGCGAGAACAGAACTTACGGTCCAAGAGGTGAGTAGTGGCTGAAGATGAAACCTATACAGATGTTCCGGACCTGGAGAGGGAAGTCGCCAAAGGAACCAGACTAACGGTCCTGAAAGCAATTGCCGCGCTGGCTGCCCACGAACTAGCCGGAAACCGTTGCCAAAAGTGCCACATGAGCTACATGAAAACCGGTGAAATCTCTTCCCTCATGCTACGCCTGCAAAAGGTCTACGAGGACATAGAGGCGCTTGAGGACGATGTTGCAGCACGTACAGCTCGCGACGATGCCGACGAGAAATCAGGCAAGCCGAAACGGAGAGGGCTAAGTGACATCAAGCGTGATCGAACCCATCTCCAAGTTGTTGGGCAAACAAACCCCGAGGATCCAGGTCTACCCGAGTACGGCACTCGTTCCGCTCCAAGGCGACAGGGCGGTCGTAAGTCGCGCGGATGAAGTCATGTCCCTCGCGGAGCTTGCAGAAATGGAACTCGACGAGTGGCAATACAACGTCACTGAGGGTATCACTTGCATTCGTGAAGAAGAGTATTTCAACCCGCTTTTAGGCAGTTGGGAGCCTAGATGGGCTGCCAATGAGTACGGATGTGTAGTCGCTAGGCAGAACGGTAAGGGCGCAATCATCGAGGCCAGAGCACTTGCGGGCCTATTTCTCTTCGGTGAACGCGAAATCATCTACACAAGCCATCATTTTCGAACCATGACAGACATGTTCGAACGAATGTCCTATTTGGTGCAGAATCTCATCAAAAACGATGCAGATGCCCGGAAAATGTACCGAAACACCATGAACGGCAACGGTGCTCAGGGAATTTACCTGAAAAACGGCCAAAAAATGGTGTTTATGGCACGATCCAAAGCTTCCGTTCGAGGTATGAGCCCTGATGTATTGATTCTGGATGAAGCGATGCAGAAACTAGGAGTGCAAGAGGTAAAAGCGGCCCGGCTGGCGGTTTCAGCACGGCCTAACTATCAAATCCTCAATTTCGGGTCTGCTGGCGACGCTGAGGCCGTGTATTTCGGTGCCGTCCGGAACTCGATAATGCGCGTGTTCGACCTGGGCAAGAAATCTGATCCTATGGTACCGCGTGCGGGCTGGTCAGAGTGGTCCGAAGAACTGCACACAGCCTATTGTGATGACGACTGTACAGCCCACTCGGACCCCAAAGATCCGCAAACATGGCTCAACACCAACCCCGCTACCGGATACCGACTTGAATTCGAGACAATCGAGGACGAGTACAACACTGTCGGCCGCATGGACATCGACGCATTCAGCCAAGAGCGCCTGTCGGATCCCAAAAATTGGCCTGTAGAAGGTGGCGGATGGCGAGTAATACCCAAGGATGCTTGGAACAACGCCAGACGCCCCGATCTGGCCACAGAAGGAAAATTCTGCTTGGCAGTGGATACAGCACCGGATGACGAGTGGACGTGTATCACTGCATGCGGTGTTGCCGACGACGATTCAGCGTATGTGGAGATCACGATAGACGCCGAGACCGGAGAATACGACTACAGACCTGGTTCTCAGTGGGCCGTCGCGCGTATCGAGAAGATTCACAAGTCCACAAAATTTCCATTTGTAGTGATTGACCCTGCTACTCCGGCGGGTGCTCTGGTAAAGCAGCTGGAGGCCAAGAACATACCCATTCAGCTTGTCACGGGGCGTGACTATAACCAAGCGTGCGGCGAGTTTTTGACTGCAATCGCTCCCAAAAAAGGCAACCCGGCGACTCTCGTCCATACCGATCAGGCTCCGATGGAGAGCGCAGCAGGCAACGCAGCACGCAAGAACCGAGTTGAGCTGTGGAGCTGGGACAAACTATCGGATTCCGCAGATATCACACCGATCACTTCTGGAACCAAGGCTCACTGGGGTTATCGAACTCACATCTACAAGAAGAAAGTCACTCCCTTTTTCATGTGGGGAGATTAAGGGGTGATGCTTAGTGAAGTGGCCTTGGACCAGCGATAGAAGCCCTGCCGCTGAACTGCGTGATATGGACATCTCCATAGACGATTACGCAGCTACCTACCTGAATTACGACGGAAATACCTACCCGGTCTCGGTTTTTGGTGGAGACAACGGGGCATGGCAGTTCGGTGGATACGCCCCGGTAAACGCTGGCAGGGAGAACGAAGAAGACTCCTCAGACGATTTCGAAGGCCTAGTTGGCGGCATATACAAGGCTGTTACGCCTGTATTTTCCGTACACAACTACCGCCGGTCGCTCTTCTGTGAAGCTCGTTTCGCTATTCAGCCATTCTCCAGCGACGGGCGACCGGGCGAACTCATCGACTACTCAGAACTGAATGTACTGAGGCAGCCCTGGCCTGGAGCTACCACGCGAGACCTACTCTCCAAGGCGCTTACCTACGCCGACATGGGCGGAAACTGCTTCCTGGTCCGAGATATCAAGAACGGTACGGACCAAATCAAGCTGCTACGGCCTGACTGGACCATGATTCTGATGAGCGGCGATCCCTTGAAGGTTGCTGATGTCGAACCCGTGGCGCTGGTCTATAAACCTGGTCGGACCGAGGATACACGGGAATGGGTTGTCTATCCGTTCGACGGCTCTAATGGTCGTATCGCGCATTGGGCACCGATTCCTGATCCGCATGCCGAGTACCGGGGAATGTCCTGGTTGACGCCGATTATGCGAGAGGCCCTGATCGATAAAGCTGTTCGCATGACAACGCTGCGGCACTTTCAGAACGGCGCAAGGCCAGGAATTATTGCCAGCTTTGATCCATCGATTACACCGGAGCAGGCGAAAGAATTTCAGGCACTGTTCAACCAAACCAAGGTTGGTGCCTCCAATGCCCACAAACCTCTGTTCCTCGGAGGTGGCTGCGATGTTTCGACGTTGAACCTTCAAATGGATGATTTCGACAAGATCAGCTCAGTCGGAGAACTCCGTGTGGCTTCTGCGGGCCAGGTACCGCCTACCTTGATCGGCCTTACCGAAGCAATGAAAGGCAGCGCGCTTAACGAAGGAAACTTTCAGGCCGCTAAAGACTCCTTTGCTGATGGAACTATGCGTCCGTTGTGGGGAAGCTTTTCAGAGGCCATTGCCAGAATCGTCGATGTACCGCCCAACTCCCGCCTCTGGTACGACGATCGGGATATCGCATTCCTGCGGCAAGATCAACAGCTCATCGCGACTCGAAAAACTACGGATGCAACCACGATCAGCGTCCTGATTCAAGCGGGATATGAGCCGGATGCAGCTGTCAAATATGTCATGGAAGACAACTACAAGGCACTTCTAGGAGACGGCCATACAGGTCTGTTCTCGGTGCAGTTGATTCCGCCTGGCGAAGGGCATGCTACCGATTTCCAGGGAGATTCCGGACCTACACCGGGGACTACGCAGCCTAAAAACACGCCCCCAGGGCAAGCAACAGAGAAGGACAGCTAGTGCGCAAGAAAAATATTGTGTGCACACGCTCCGTATCTCTCCAGCTGGATACCGCAGCCGCTCAATCGAGTGACGGTCGGACCCTGGACGGCTATGCAGCAGTGTTCAACCAGCCTACAGAAATCAATAGTTGGGAAGGTCGTTTCAACGAGACTATTTCCCCCGGCGCGTTCAAAAAGACACTGTCTGAGCGCAAACCCATCATGCAGTTCAATCATGGTAGGGATACTCGCGTCGGTGCTGCCCCTATCGGCGTATTCGACGACATCAAGGAAGACGGTCATGGCCTGCGGACTGTCGGCACTCTTCACGATAACGACGTTGTAGAGCCGATTCGCCAGGGTATTGCATCGGGCGCTATCTCTGGCATGAGCTTCACTTTCAATGTCGTTCGTGATGAGTGGACAGATGCCAACGGAAATCCGGTATCCGGCCGTGAGCTGGAGCGACTTCTATACAACTCGGGCGACCGTGGACCGCTGAATCGCAACATCAAAGAAGTTCGGCTGATGGAAGCGGGTCCGGTAGTTTATCCAGCCTATGAAGGCACTTCGGTAGGTGTCCGTTCGGCTGACGAGGTAGACGACGAAGAGCGTTCACAGATACTGGAATCTTATTGCCGCACTTCCGGTCTCAGCATGCCTAGTGGTGTGAATGAGGACAAGCCCGACAATGACGATGAAGATGATGAGGACGACAGGGCAAGTGTTCCTCTGACTGACCTTGACAAAGACACCGATGGCGATGTTGATCCTGTAGCCGACGAAGACATGGACGTTGATCCTGTTGACGACGAGGACGAAGAAGACAATCCCAGCAGAGCGGCTAAAACACCGTACGGAGATGTCACTTACGCCGATCCTGGATATCAGTCTGATGGCAAGAAACGCTACCCCATCAACACCAAAGAGCATGTGCAAGCAGCCCTGAGCTACATCAGCAAGTCCGACAACGCAGCCTTGTACACCGCCGAACAACTTTCGCACATCAAATCGAAGATCAATGCAGCAGCAAAGAAATTCGGTATCACGGTAAGCGAATCAAAATCGTCCGAAACTGACGCCGCAATCCGCACCTCAGAACAGGACACCAAAGACAGCGCCGCTCCGAGCACCCTGTCGAACCCCCAGAAAAACCACGACATTGCGAGGAAACGCATGTACACAATTAATGAGATGAATGAGCGGATTGCGGCTATCGAGGTTCGCATGGAATCTCTTGGCGAAGAGTACCGCGACGCTGATATGCCCGAGGCTGAGGACCGTGAGTTTGGCGAGATTACTGCCGAGCGCACGAGTCTGCTGGAGACCATCGACAAGGTTGAAGAGCGCCTTAAGTTGCTCAAGGACATCGCCAAGGATGAGCCCAAGAAGGAAGACCGGGGAACCAAACGCGAGTCGGCAGCGGTGCACCTGAATGGCGTACAGCATGATCTGACCGAGATCCGCAACGCGACCTATTCCGAGGCTGGCTATCACAACTCGGTTCGCGACAATGTCTTGCGTTTCGTGGATTCCAAGGAGTTCAAGCCTGCCGGAGATCGTAAGAACCGCGAGGATACTCAGGCACGCGTTGAAGAGCTGTTGGACCTTCCCGGGCGCGGCATGGACGGAAATACTCTGTCTGAGCGCATCCTGAATACCGGCACGGAGACCTACGAGCGCGCGTTCTTCAAGGCGGCCAAGCACGGTCACCTAGGAAATCTGGAGCACGATGAATTCCGTGCTATGCAGCTTGGTGTCGACGCTGACGGTGGTTATGCAATTCCGGTACAGCTCGATCCGACCATCATTTGGACGAGCCCTGGTGTGATCAATCCTATTCGTCAGCTCGCGCGTATTGAGCAGATCGTCGGCAAGGAATGGCAGGGCGTTACTAGCGCAGGCGTTTCCGTGTCGCGTCATGCTGAAGGTACGGTTACCGACGACAACAGCTTCACTCTGGCTGAGGTTGCGGTACGCACTAATCGCGTCGATGCATTCGTGCCTTTCACCTACGAGGCTGAGCAGTCTTGGCAGGGTCTTCGCAACAACATCTCCGCCGCCATTTTCGACGGCAAGAACCGTGAAGAGGCTACTAGCTTCCTGCTAGGCAATGGCTCCGGTGTGGCTGCTAATGGCCTGCTGGGTACGCTCAACTTCACCAACTCTCCCGCTGTTCCTTCCAGCGCTTCAAACACTCTGACCTCTAGCAATATCTATTCGTGGGAAACCGCGCTGGATCCTCGCTGGCGTACGTCTGAGGCTGCGTTCTTGGCTCACCGGAGCATCTACAATCTGATTCGTCAGTTCGATACTGCTGGTGGTGCTCAGTTGTGGCAGCGGATTGGTGCGGGACTGCCGGGCGAGCTGCTGGGCTACAACGCCTATGAGTCGAGCGTTATGTCTTCGGCTATGGGCGCTAACAACCTGGTCGGCATTTTCGGTAACTTCCAGAACTTCCTTATTGTCGATCGTATCGGCATGCAGGTGGAGTTGATCCCGAATGTTATGGATGCGACCACGGGCCGACCCACGGGACAGCGCGGTGTGTTTGCAGTTTGGATGAACAACACCAAGGTTCTTGTCGACGCTGCGTTCAAGGTTCTCAAGTCCGTCACGTAACCAACTGGCTGTAATTGGAGTGGGGCCTTTCCGGGTGGATCAGGCTCAAACGACAGTGCCTACGTGCGCCCACTCCAATTTAGGCTCGTAACCAACTGAAAGTTCTTGGGGGCCTTTGTACGTCTAGGACATAAGGCTTAAATGACGCTCTCAAGGCGCGCCCCAAGCAAACTTAGGACAAGGAAATCTAAATGGCTGTAAACCAGAAACGTATTTTCATCGCCAAGGAATCGTTCGCGACCATCGATGCTGACGGTAACCCTCTTGTCGTTAAGAACGGACAGCGAATCCGCGAAGGACATCCGCTGCTGAAAGGCCGTGAAGAGCTGTTTCAGCTGGACAACGGCGTTCTGGAAGTTCCTGCCGCTGAGGAGTAATAATGTCATACCCCTCTAGATCCGCATTAGAGCGAGCACTACCTGAGGGGGTGACGATTTGAGTTTAGGTGACCCCTACATCACTGGTCAAGATCTGGCAGATTATGCGGGGATGGACACGACCAATCCGGATACGGTGCGAGACGCACAACTATTGTCCGCTGTATCTTCGGCATCCCGGGCGATTACCATGGCTTGCGGGCGTGACTTCAACAAAGAGACTACCGCAACGCCAAGGGTTTTCAAACCAAACGGCCCGAGAATCATTCTCACAGACGATTTCTACACGGCAACCAATCTAATTATTCAGACCGGACGAATCAACGTACCGTTCGGGGATCCCTGGCTCAGTGACACATACGAGCTTGAGCCGTTCAACAACACCTACAACGGCGTACCAGGATTTCCGTTCACCCGAATCATGCTGCCGTTCTTTAAATGGGTGTGGGACATAGACCGGATTCAGGTTACGGCCCAGTGGGGTTGGCAGGCTATTCCGGATGATGTCATTCAGGCTACCAAGATTGTTGCGCTGATGTATTACAAGCTCAATACGGCTCCCTTCGGCGTGGCGCAATTCGGCTCTGGTACTGAGGGTGCGTCGTCTATCAAGGTTAAAAAGAACGAGTTGGCCTGGGGTCTGCTTTGCGGGTACGAGAAGAGCCCTAGGAAGGTGTACCTAGGATGAGGCAGACTTACGGCGTTTTGGACTTGTCTAACGGCATCGCACAGACCATTTCGGCCGGTGTCGCGTCTAACATCTACACATACAATGCGCCGTCTGAGATGGGCGAACTACCCGCCGTTCTGATTGAACCTGTTATGGCGGACTTCTCGCAGCTCATGAATAAGGGCGACGATGTCTGGGAGTTTATCGTTTACGTACTTGTCGGGCGGCAAGATATGGCCACTGCGGTAACTAAACTCAGTGGATTCTTGT